TGATAACCCTTAGCATCTGATAATGTATTATTTTTATCTAAAAACTTTTTAGTAAAATTATTTATATCGCTCTGAGTGTTCTTAACCTCTTCAGCATTGTTTACATTAAACCTGTATTTTTTATCACCGACGTTATATTCAAAACCTTTGAACTTGTCGTTAAAAACATTATCTGTTTTTTGCGTAAAAATATCAGAGTTCTTTTTAACTGTTTTTTGAGTTGCTTCTGACTCTTTGTTATATCTATTAAAGAAATCAATTGCTTTTTGTTGCTCACCCGTAAGTTTGCTTCCAGCTTTGATCTCGTCATAGTATTTGGACTTTTGCCCGTCCAAGTGGCTTTTAGCGTTCGCAACTTGCTCTTTTAACGCTAATTTTTTTCTTCTTATATCTCTTTCTTCGTCTTCTTCTTCGTTGTAAGAGAATTGATCTTCCATAAGGAAGTTTATTTCTTCGTTGTTTAAATGAGGTTTTGTTTGTTTGTAGTATTCATATAGTAAATCCTCATTGTCTAACTTACTGTAATCTTTATTTAACTGAACGTAATCGTTTAAATCTCCTCCAGTTTCTTCCATAAAGTCCATTAACTTTTGGATATTTTCTGGTAGTGGTTTTCCTGTGGCTTCAGCTTCCGCAACAGCTTCTTCGATTTGCTCTTCAACCTCAGTAACTTCTTCTTCAGTAGAATCTTCAGTTATTTCTTCTAATGCTGGAGCTTCTTGTGTTTCAGCTTGCGATTGTACTTCTTCTTGTTCTTGTGTGGGCTCGGCATCTTTAGACTCTGCAACCACTCCGCTGTCGTCAGTGTTATCTTCTTTAGTTTCATCTTCTTGTTTTGGTGTTGGTGGTTTATTTAAATCTACCTTTATAACATTGTCATCCCCAGCAGATTCAAATTTACTTTCATCAACTTTCACCACGTTTTCATCTCCTGGATCTTGTTGGTTTTTTACAGCAGTCTCTTCGACTACATTTTCTTTTTCTTCTTCCATAATATAATATAATAATAATTAATAAATTTATCTAGGACCAAAGCTAGACATGTCACCTAAACCTCCTAGTATATCATTACCTGATGACTCGAAGTTTTTAGGTGCTTTACTGTTATTTCTTTGGTCTATAAGCTCACTTTGTTGTGTAGCTTGTATTTTTGTTCTTTCGTCTTTTCTATCTTCTTTTTCTTTTTCTCTACCTCTAGTGTTTTCAACTTCTGCATTTTTAAGCTGCATATTATAGTTAAACTCCAACTGCATTAGTTCTTTTTTCATCTCTATTTCCTGCATCATTCTTTGAGACTCTATCTGCGCTTTTACTTGTTCAAGCTCTGCTTGACTCTGTGTAAGGGCTTGGTTTTTTTGAACTTCTGCTTCAGCGGCAGCGGCAGCTGACTGCTGGTTTAATTGTGCTTGCTGCTGCATGTTAGCCTGCTGTAACTGTTGATCTTTGTCTTGCTTTTTCTTTCTACGTATTTTTAACAACTGATTTGCAAGTTTTACATTTCTTATGTCTCTAAGATCGATAGCGTCTTCCAACTCTATGCTAGTTTGTTGTAGTGCCATTTGTATATTATTTTCTAGCATTTGCTTTTCCTCTTCGTCTGGCATTAACTCTATAAATATACCAAAGTCATATAAATGTAATTTTGACATTTCTTTTAACGTAGCTACATTGTGAGCCCCTATAGCTTGTATAAAAGCATCTTTTGTTGGGGAATACTCTATAACATCTGATATTCTAAGTGACAAGCACTCGGCAGTTGATGCTGTTAGGAACAAACCAGCCTGAAGTATATGTCTAGTTGCTGTGTTAGAATTAGCTGCAGCTAATTTTTGTACACCTACTAAAGCGTTTTTATCAGGCATACTACCATCTCTAGCTTCATTAAGTCCGGTTACATCTCTTATCATCTGTAGATAGTAATTGTAATTACCAATAAGAGCTTGCATTTTATTTCCACCAGATCCAGATGTAATTTCTTGAATAGGTACTTTACCTGGATTCATATCGCCTTCAGAAGTAAATGATCTACCAATTACAGATCCTGTTTGGAAGAACATGTTTAAAGCTTCTTGCGGGTTGTAGTTTGTGCCATTTCCTAAGTCAACCTCAGCTAAACCATCAGCATCCATGTAAACACCATCAGGAACCATACGTGACAATATTTGTTGTAGTTTTAAATGAGTTAGTTGAATCATGTCAGCAAAACCAGTAATTCTTTTTACCAACGAGTCTATCTTGCCATCATACATTCTAGGCGCCACTATCGAGTAATTCATTTTAACTTTAGTGAAATCACTTTTAGGACGCATCATATTTCTAGCCATCTCCCATTTTAATAGCTTGTTAGTCCCTAATATCATAGCCCCTTCATACAGACACTCTATAGACCTTAACATCCTACCGTAACCACCTTCCATACCTTCTGGTGGATTATATTGGTCGTCTCTAGCTATTATTTTATCAGCACCAGTAGCAGTTTCTTTAACCTTGTAAACCTCGTTCATATAAGTTTTATAATTAAAATATAAAACTTGAATAGTATTGTTGTCTTCTTTTTGGTAAGTATGTCTTGAGTTATAATTAGACCTGCTATTAGATTTGTTTTTCATTATATCCTCAAGTTCAGCTTCGTCTAAATGAGGAAACTGTTTTGCCAGCTCATTAACAGGTATTGTTTTAACCTCACCGACATAGTATATATCATCAAAATATGGAGAATCAGTATAAGAATAAACAAGGTTTGCTGGATCAACATAATCTATAGTAACACCTTCAGAAGTGTTAAAGTTTGTTTTTACAGCACCAATACCTAAAACTGTTAGGTCGTAGTAAAATTGTTTTTTTATTAACTCGTAATTGTTGCCTTCAAACAACGTTGTTAAGGCTTGTTCTTCTGCTAGTTCAACAGCCTGTTTATAATTAAGCTGCATATGTATTTCTAATTCTTCTGTAGTCTCTGGAAGCTGCGCTTTATCATTTTCATATAAGTTCATGTTAAAGTTTTCCATAGCAGCATCATTAAACTCTTTTGTCTGCATATCTCTAATTATAGACTCCATATACTCAGTTCTTTTTTCAACACCAAATATATCTTGAGAAAAAGCTTTTATGTCATAAGTTCTTTCAGCAATACCGTTAACAACTATATCTACAAACTTAGATATAATAGGTACAGGTTTCCAGTCTAAATTAAGATAGGACAAATCACCGTTGATAGATAACTCATCCTTATATTTTTGTATTGACTGCTCGCCTCTAGCATATAATCTTAAGTTGTGAAAATTATTTTGATTGTTTCTATATCTATTAGAACCTCTATCTGCGTTAAACCATTCTTGCTCTATTGCTTTACCTACCTTCAAACCATAGTCGTAGCTAAGCTTTTCAGCATCGCTAACTGTTTGACTCGGGAAATAACTTCTAATGCCAGACTCTGCCATATTTATTATTTGATTATTTGTGAATTTGATCCAGTATTACTATACTTAGAAATATTTATATTTAGTTGTGGTTTTTCAACCTTTGAATTAGGCGCATATAAATGTCTGTTGTTAGCCATTATAGCTAGACCAGAACTTATAGACGCATCATACTTTGTTCTTTTGTTTATATCAAACCTACTCCAATCGTTTAGTAGATCATTAAAGTATAAATCTCCAAACGTTCCATCTTGCTTCATGCCTACGTGATCTTGTATATACATTTCGATAGCAGCGGCATGTGCTTGTTTTATATCTTCACTAGAGTTAGGTATACCACCTACCTCTTTTTCTGCTACAGATAATTTGTTCCATATCTTGTCAGGTCTATTCATACTAAAACCTCTATATCCTCTACGTCTAAGATAGTACAAGAGACGAGGTTTATTGTTCTCTGCGAGTATAGGCATCCCGTAAAATACTAAAGCCATTAGAACGTCTTCAAAGAAGATCTCGGCTGTTGGTGGTCTTGATAAGTATTCTAAAAAGAAAGCATTTGCCGGGGCATCCTCCATACTAAACCTAGTTAGACCATGTAAGGCTCCTTTAGATCCTTCACCATCTACTGTTCCTGATATGTCGTAACTATCACAACCAAAAGCACCCATGTGTTCATTGCCTGGATATTTAATGCCATTTTTCAATACTACTTTGTTTTGTATTTGTGATGGTGGAACCCAACTTACTTTAAACCTACCTTTTGGATCTGGATAAAATATCACTTGTGAATCTTTTATACCGTTAACCCATTGAAAATTACCTTTAGTTATACCTAATGTTCTAGACATCTCTTCGTTATAATCTATCTGTTCGTATATTTTTACTAAGTTAAATATACTATTTTTTGTTTCATCTCTAAACGCATGCTCAGTTGTTCTTGGAAACTGGCGGTAAAATTCGTTTAAAGCGTCTTGATCGTCTTTCAAGCCATCTACCTCGTTTTGCCAGTTATCTATTACGCCTACATCTATTAGTTCACCGTCTGGGGCGAACACGTCGATATCAGGAGTAGTGAAAACTGGAATTCCGTGCTCATCAATAAATCCTTCGTAGTTCCATTCCATTGGGATAAACAAAGAGTATAAACCAGATTTTGTTTGACCGTTTCTATTTCGCTTAGTGACATCTGATGCATTGTATAATTTTTTAAAGTTATCGCCTCCTTTATCTAAAGCGTTTGATGTTGAACCCATCATACACTTACCTATAATTCTACTACCTAATCTTAAACATGTTTTTGTAACGCGCCAGTTGTTTAATATATTATCAGGTCTTTCCCACTTACCACTTTCATCATGTACTAATAACGCTAGCTTTTCACCGTCATAGCTGTTGTCACCTGTGTTTTTCCAATCTATTGTTGTATCTAAACCTTGTATGTCTTCCAGCTTTTCATTAGCTGTTATTTTCTTTCTTGTAAACTTACTAGCAGGTACTCTATACGCTAGCTCTGTCTTTGGTCTATCCATACCATCTTGAACTGGTTTGAAGAAAAATGGATAGTTAATTGATATTGGTACTACTTTATCTGTAAACATTTTCTTTGCATCAGCACCTGTTTTAGATAGTATACCATATCTACTATCACTTGCAAGAGTGGCTAAGTTAACTGTTTCAGCTGACGACATGAACGAAAACCCTGATCTTCTGTTCTTTAGGTAACACATACCATAACATCTTTTATCTGCTTTGCAAGCTTCCCAGAATATAAAGAACAATCTGTTTGCCTCTCTAAAATCTGGTGCACCTACATCTATCTTGCTCCATTGCAAGTACATA